ACCGTCGCGCGCACGTCCGTTGGGAAGTTGTGCGTCCCGTATCGGTAGCCCTTGGACGCCAGCACAGCGGCATAGTGCGGAAGCTGCTGGCCGTGGCTCTCGTAGTAGTCGATGACCCGGATCTGATCGGCTGCAACCTGCCAGAACCATATCGACGTGCTGTCGCTAAACCCGAGGTCCCACGCGGTATGGACGGGCAGGGCCTTGTCATACGGGACGGAGGTGATCCGCCCGGTCGCCTGGGCCTGTTCCATCTCCTTTCCGTAGTAGGTCCCGAGGATGGCCGCGTCGAAGCTGCACAGGTATTCTTGGCTGTATTGCTCCGGGGTCATGGTCAAGCGGGCGTCGGCCAGCTCCTCGGCATCGAGCAGCCCGCTTTCATCCGCCTTGAGGGTCATGGCGAACCAGTCGGGGTTGGCCTCGGCGAACGTGTGCATCCGCCAGAAGTCGTTGCGGCCCTTCGGCGTCCCGATGAACGTGGCCCAGCCCTTGCGGTCGGATAGGGTCGGACGGATTACCTCGGGCCAGGCGCGCGGGTCCATGTCGGCATATTCATCGAGGATGATGCCGTCAAGATAGATGCCCCGGAGCCGGTCAAAGTTGTCCGCGCCGTAAAGCCTGATGCGGGAGCCGTTGAACAGGTCAACCCGCAGCTCGCTCTCGTTGATCGAGGTGCGGGGGATGTCCTGAACCATGCGCTTCAGATAGACCCACGCCACGTCCTTGGCCTGCGTGTAGAACGGGGCGACGTATGCGAAGCGGGGTTGTTCCTTTTTGGACCGGAGCGCGGCGTCCACGATGTCAGCGACGCAGGCCACGGTCTTGCCGGCCCGGCGGTGACAGACTAGGGACGCCCATCGCTCTGTTCGCATGTGGAACGGGATGAACGCGGCCCGTGGCGTGTAGCCTGTGCTAATCGTCGGCACGGGGGACGCCGCTCACAATGGTGATCGGAACGCCGGTCGGATCGCCACCGAGTTGCAGCTTGTCGCCGTAGCGTCGAGGGTCCCACTTCGCCAGCAGCTTCAGGTCTGTCTCGATGATCAGTTTGTCGCGCTGAACGTCGCCGTCGCTATCGCCTTTGCCCCTGGCCGTGTCTCTCGCCCGGCTGGCGATGGCGTCGAAACCGTGATCTCGCGCGCGCCCGAAGTCCACGTCAAAGGCCGGATGTGCCTTCTTCCAGTCGCTCACGGTCTGGATGCCGATCTTCATATCCTTGCAGATTGACGTGAGTGTTTCGCCCTCTGTGAGACGGGCGCAAATCTGGTCTGCCTTGGCTTGGTCGAAAGACGACTTCCGCCCCATGTGTCACCGGAACATGGATTTGATGCCGGCGATAGCGGCGAGGAGGATGGTTCCTACTACGGTCCAGAGGAACAGGAAGGCGGCGATGTTGAGGGCGAGGGCGATCATGCTTCGACCTCACCAAACGGCTTGGCGTTCATCACGTAAAACCGAAACAGTTGTTCCGCTGAGAACTCGGGCCTTTCGACCAAGAGCCGTTCCCGCGCTTCCTCGACGGTGTGTCGCATGATGGTTTTGCGGGCTTCGATCTTGGCCTCGGTGAGGGCTCCGACGCGGCGGTCGACCCATGCGGTGGTTTGTGATCCGTCCATCATCGCCTCCGGGCGTTGGCTGCGAACTCTGCCAAAACGATGTCTGCCCCAAATGAAGCGAAGATCGGAGCGGCTTCGTTTAGCTTTTTCGCAGCGACGCCGGTTAGTGGAATAACACCCTTCGACGGTATATCCTGCCAGATACTCGGGTCAAGGTAAGCCATCACCCACGCCTCTCCCATTTCCAAAACCAAAGCTGCTCGCAGGTCATCCGGTCCCCTCCAGGCGATTGGCGAGCGCCCATCCGGGGCGCGCTCGCTTGAGCGCCTGCCTCTGTGTGCAGAGCCTTCTATAGGCTCTGCAACAGAGGGTGATGATGATGAGCAGCTTTTAAGCACTGCTTGCGGGCTGCTTAAATCCTGCTTGTTTCTGCTTGAAGCAGCTTTTGCCCGCCCACCGGACGCGGCGCGTTCAATCGCTTTCTTCCGTCTTTCCGACCACTTAGCCAACTCCGCATCAACGCGGCGGTGGGTCCACTTGCCACAATTTACAACGAAAAAACTTGCGAGAACCTCGCGCAATTTCCGCCATTTATTTTGCGACATTCCGACAATTCGGGCGAGCTGGGCGTCGTCATCTGGCAACGGTCCATTACGCCAATAGTAGCGAACCAATCGCCCATAAGCGCCGTCTTGCTCGCAGTCGAGGTGACGTGTCCCCGAGTCCCAATCACCGATGTAGAGGGGCATCCAGGCGTCTGGCTTACTCTCCCCCATCGGCCTCTTCCTCATGCACAGCCTCTTTCGCAAGCTGCGCGTGGCGTCGGACGCTGTTTAGAACGGTCGAGTGGTCACGGTCGCCGATGAACTGGCCGATCTGCTTCAGGGACCGTCTGCCCCGATCATAGGCAATCGCGCAAAACTCATGCCGGGCGTTGGCGATGTATTTCAGCCGAGACGGGCCGCGCACGTCGTCCTCTGACACGTCATGCCGCTCGCAAACGTCCTTGAGAATTTGCTTCAGGGTTCGGCAGTCTGGGCCGATGGCGATCCAATCCCTAGTCATCGAGCATGACCTCATAGGCCCTGCGGTTGACGTAGGCGAACACGCGTCCCGGCCTGAACTCCAGCCCCCGGAACCCGCCAGCCTCACGCAGCTTGGCGACGTGGCCGGCGTCGTTGATCGGCCTCGGCTCCCGATCCGGCGGGATGGGCGCCCCCATGTCCCGGTAGCGTCGGGCATTGATGTTGCAGCCGTTCGTCAGGGTGTAATACCGGCCCTTGCACGAATTTTCGGAGCGTCCGATCTGCTCCCCGGCGGCGCGGTTGGACATCCCGGCCTTGCGCATTGAAAGCAGCGCAGCGTCCTCTTGCGGCGTCCAGGGTTGAGCGTTGACGTTATGTCCCATGTTTCCCTCCAAGGAAGCTGATTATGCGTTGTGTGAGCGTGGGGCGGACCTCTGCCCGAAGGAGCGCCGTGGTGGCGTCCTGAAGGCGTTGGGCCGCGTGGTGCTGGTCTCGGGTATCTCCGCGCGCCTTGGCATTGCGGAAGGCGTCAGCGGCGACGGCGCGGCGTTCGGCGGGGCTCATGCGCCACCGACCGAATGCAGGAGCGTCGGCATGGACGAGGCGTTTTCGGCTTCGGTGAGGTATTTCACGGCCTGCCGGAAATAGGCGGGCTTCAATTCCGTGCCCATGAACTTGCGGCCTGCCTTCATCGCGGCCCATCCTTCGGACCCGATGCCGGTGAAGGGCGAGAACACGGTATCGCCTTCATTCGTCCATAGCCGAATGCATCGCTCGATCAGGTCGAGCTGGAGCGGGCAAAGGTGGCGTTCGTCCTTCTGGTCGCGCGCCATGCGGACGTTCAGAACGTTGGTCTGGTTGATGTCCATCCAGACCGGGCTGGCCCATTTCTGCCATTGCTCGACGGGAAACCGCTTGCTGTCCTGCCCGACGGGTTCGCATTGGCTTTCGTCGTCGGGCGTCTTGCGAAACACAAGGATGTAATCCGGCATCCCCTGGCGCGAACGGGTGCTGTCCTTTTGCAGTTGCTTGTAGAGGAGGCCGAGGGCCTTGGTCCGGGTCATCTCGACAACGGGGTCTTTCCATACCGTGATGCGGCTGTGGTAGGTCCAGCCCGCAGTCTCGTGGACCTCGCGGATATCCGCCGGGAAGTCGTAAAGCCCAACGCACCCATGCATGGACTTCGTGCGCGGAAGGTCGGAGCAATGCACCGCCGTCAGCCGACCCGGCTTTGTGACCCGGAACATCTCCTTCACCAGATGGGCGTAGAGCGCCTTGAACTCGGCCTCATCCTTCACGTTGCCCATGTCTCGCTCGCTGTCCGAGTAAACGAACAGGTGCGCAAACGGCGGGGAATAGACGCTGAAGTCGATGGAATTGCTCATCAAGGCGTTTGCGGCGAACTCGACACAATCGGCGTTGTAAACGGCGAATTGGTCGCTGACGTGCTGGTCGATAACGGAGGTCATGCGGTCATCCATGCAGGAAGGTTGGCGGTTTTGTGCGGAATGTAGGGGTCGGCCCGTAGCGCCTTTCCGGCGGCTCGGGACATGGCGGCTTGCATCTGGGCCTTCATGGCATCGTGGTCGCCAGCCTTGCGGCTGACCGTCTGCCAAATGCTTTCTTCCGTGTCGGCGCAGGCCACATGAACGTGGACCTCGCGCTTCTGCCCGAAGCGCCAACAACGGCGAATGGCCTGGTAGTAGCTTTCGTATGAGAACGAGAGCCCGACAAACGCCATGCGGGCGCAATGCTGCCAGTTGAGGCCAAACCCGCAGACCGAGGGCTTTGTGATAAGGATGCGCGCAGATCCAGACGAAAACGCCTCGATGCGCGCTTCCTTTTCGTCAGGCGTCATAGACCCCCGAACCTCCAGGGCGCCGGGGATGCGGGCGGTCAGGGCGTCAGCCTCGTAGTCCGTATCGCACCAGATCACCCAAGCCTCGCTGGGTTCAGCGGCGACCTTTTCGGCGATCAGGTCCGCGCGAGCGTCAATCGTCAGGCGCTTCTCAGTATGGATCGAGGTTGCCGACGTGTCGGGCATCCTGAACAGACGCCCCTGCCCATCCTTCTCCTCGCCGGTCTGTCCAGAGCGATCAGCCTGGACCATGTGCCGATGCGTGGTCATGTCGGGAAGGACGAACCCGGCATCGCTGTATCCAAGGTCCGAGGGCTTCGAGACGCACCGCGCCCAGCCCGCGACCCATGACCAGAAGTCCTCGACGGCGTGGCCTTTCATCCGCCACGTCCCGGTGTCCGCGCTATCGTGCAGGAACCAGCGTTGAAGCATCATGTTCTGGGCCATGACGCCGAGGAACTCCGAGTGCATCCCCAGTTCGGTGTGGTCGTTCGGGGCCGGCGTCGCAGTGCATGCGAGGCGATAGGGCGTCTGATCGAATGACGAAATCAAACCGCGCGAGGTCTTGCCCATCATGGCTTTCAGGATGGAGCTTTCGTCTAGAATGACGCCCGCGAAGTCGTCAGGGTCGAACTTAGCAAGCCGCTCGTAGTTGGTGATATAAACGCGCGGGCCGGTGACTTCGTGAGCCTCTCGGATTGCTATGGCGTCGACCCCGAACTTGACCGCCTCGCGCTCGTGCTGCTTGGACACCGCCAGCGGGGCAAGCATCAAGACGGGGCGGTTTGTGTGTTCAACGATGATGCGGCCCCAATCCAGGGCGCAGAGCGTCTTGCCAAGGCCGGTGTCGAGGAACAGAGCGGCAGACCCGGCCCGAAGCGCGAACTCCGTGCAATGGGCCTGATGCGGGTTCATGGCGGGGTTCAGGGATGGGACCTTGGAAAGCCCGCGCGGCTCAAAGGCGATGCGCTTAGCTGCGATGAGGTCGTGGTAGTCAGAGAGCGACAAGGCATAGCTCCTAGGCGTGAAGGGTTGGGGCGTCCGATTGCCTAGATCGAACGCCCCCGGTTTCGGCTGGGGGTAAATCAGCCGTCGCCGTTTTCAGTCGTCATCCCGTCCCGACAAGGCAAGCAACAGGATGGCGGTGCAAATGGCAATGCCGAGGATGCCGGCGGCGAGGACGGCGATCATTGGGAACTCTCCAGCTTGTTCACGGCTTCCGCGACCTTCTGGAGCGTCCCCAGGTTCGGAGGCGTGCCGCGACCCCAACGGGACCAAGTGGACGGGTTCACGCCAGCTTCAAGCATGACGCGACCGACCTTAAGCCGGGCCGCGAACATGCGGTTTTGCAGCTCTTGAACCAACGGATGAGGGGGATTGTTCGTTTCCATGTCCAACACCTAGCGCACCACGTTAAATGGCGCAAGCACCAATAATCGTGCATTTAGGCGTTGACACGCCATGAGGCAAGCGTATGGTCTGAGACATCAACACCGGGGAGACACCCAATGCCCGCAACCATCCTTTCCGCCGAGTTCACGAACGGCTCCAAGCGTCGCCCGCCGATGCTGTCGATCTGCGAGATCGCGAACGGCAACCGCAAATACCTCGAAGAAATGCCCGTCAGCGGACGGCGCGAGGCCCGCGCCATCGCCGTCGCTCGCGGCGCTCAACCGTGGAACTTCTGACCATGAACACGAACGATCTTCTCAACGCGGCCTATCGCGCTGTGGACGCTTGCGGCGGGACTTACTCCGCAGAGCAGAAGGCCAGCGGATACGCCAAGGGCCACAGCGAGGCGCTCGACGCCGCCCTGGAGGCCATCGACGAACTGCTGACCCGGTTCAACGCCGCCTATCAGGCCGTGGAAACCGTCCTTCAGGACTACACGCGATGACCCGCTCCGTTCACGTCAGCACCCGCACGAGCTTTGAGGTCGAGGTTGATCTGTCTGGCTCATACGCCCCCGGCTATCTGCCGAGCCGCGACGACCCCGGCCATGATGGGGAGGTCGAGGACGCCGATGTTGAAGGCGTGTTCGCCCTGCGCTCGCACTTCGACGGGAAGCGCCACACCTGGGACCGCTTCGACATCCTCAAGGGTCTCGACAAGGCCGCGCGGGCGCAGATCGCCGCCAACATCCTCGCGTTCATCGGCAACGAAGCCGACGAGCTGATCGTCGCCGAGGCGCACAATGTCTGAGCGCGACCCGTGGCTCGACGGCATCAACGACGCTTGGCGTCTCTCGCCCATCGACGGATTGTGGGAGCGGGTTCCGCCCCTGCCCTTCGGCGACCGCGAGTGCGGACGGATTGACGCCGCTTTCCGCCAAGCCCCGGACCTGACGCCCGATGAGATCGAGGCGCTGATCCACGCCGACGACATGAGGAGACAGAACCCGTGACCCGTGACGAAGCACTGAAGATTATCGCCGATGCGCGAGTGGCTGGCAAATTGGCCGACCTGAGCGGGGCCTACCTGAGCGGGGCCGACCTGAGCGGGGCCGACCTGAGCGATGCCGTCCTGAGCGGTGCCGACCTGAGCGGGGCCGACCTGCGCGGGGCCGACCTGCGCGGGGCCTACCTGAGCGGGGCCAACCTGGGCGGGGCCGACCTGCGCGGGGCCTACCTGAGCGGAACAAAAGAAAAGCCGGAACACGTTATCAGCGCCATGCGAGGCCGCGCTTATCGGTCGGACGGATACGAGTTCCTGATATTCGCCACCGAGACCGGGGATTGCGTCCGAGCGGGATGCCGGACGTTCACCCTGGCCAAGTTCCGCGCCCACGTCGCGAAGGAATATCCCGACACGCCGAAGGCCCGCGAGACGCTGCGGATACTCGACTTCCTTCAGGCCCAACTGACTGCGGAGGCGTGGTCGTGACCGTTGACCCCTTCACCGCCGCCGACCCGGCTTTCCAGCGCGCGATGCTGCTGGGGAATCGGAACCGCCACATCCCCATCACCCCGTCCCGCGACGGCATTGGGGGGTTCGCAAAAACCCTCGCCGGGTTCGCCGTCTGGTTTTTCCTGCTCGGTCTGGCCGGGCGCATCCTTTGGCAGGTGCTGTAATGACCGCTGTTCAACGTCTCACTGAGACGCCCGTGTCCGTCGTCAATGCCGACGCCGGTTCTATCATGGCAATCATCGACCGAGCCGCCCGCGATCCCGCAACGGACGTGGACAAGCTGGAACGGCTGATGAACCTCTATGAGCGGATTTCGGCGCAGTCCGCCAAGGCCGCTTACGTCAGCGCCCTAGCCGAACTCCAGCCGCTTCTGCCGGTCATCACCGAGCGCGGCGCGATCAAGGATCGGAGCGGCAAGGCGCAATCGACCTACGCGCTCTGGGAGGACATCAACGACGCGATCCGCCCCCTGCTGGCGAAGCACGGTTTTGCCCTCTCTTTCCGCGTCGGAAGCGAGCCCGACCGCATCACCGTGACGGGCGTTCTCAGCCACCGCGAGGGACATCAGGAAGAAACGACCATGAGCCTGCCCGTCGATGGGTCGGGCAGCAAGAACGCCGTTCAGGCGGTCGGGTCCAGCACGTCCTACGGCAAGCGATACACGACGCAGGCGCTCCTTAACCTGACCAGCCGGGGCGAGGATGACGACGCCCGACTGGCCGGCATGGGGGCGACCCTGACGCCCGATCAGATCATGGAGGTTCAGGAACTCATCGACAGCGTGAGCGCCGATAAGCCGCGCTTCCTCGCCTACATGGGCGCCGACAACGTGTCGGGGATTCTGGCGAAGGATTTTGACAAGGCGATTGCCGCCCTCAATGCGAAGGCGCGCCGCTGATGGAACAGATCATCCAGGGCTCGCCCGAGTGGTTCGCCGCTCGCTGTGGCCGCGTCACCGCCTCCTGTGTGGCCGACGTAATCGCCCGCACCAAGACCGGATACGGGGCATCACGGGCCAACTACATGGCCCAGCTCATCGCCGAGCGCCTGACGGGACAGGTGGCGCAGAGTTTCACCAACGCCGCGATGCAATGGGGGACGGAGAAGGAACCCGACGCCCGCCGCGCCTATTCGTTCCTGGCGGACGTGGACGTGGCCGAGGTCGGTTTTGTCGTCCACCCGACGATTTTGATGAGCGGCGCGAGCCCTGACGGACTGGTCGGGGATGACGGGCTGGTCGAAATCAAATGCCCCAACACGGCCACGCACATTGACACCCTGTTGGGCCAAACGGTCCCGGCCAAATACGTCACACAGATGCAATGGCAGATGGCCTGCACGGGGCGCGACTGGTGCGACTTCGTGTCGTTCGATCCTCGGATGCCTGCCGATTTGCAGCTTTGGCTGCAACGTGTGGAACGGGACGACGAAACGATCCTGCACCTTGAAAACGAGGTGTCCGCTTTCCTCGCCGAACTCGACTGCAAGGTCTCGGACCTGACGCGGCTCTATCGCCAAGCGGAGGCGGCGTGATGCGAGGTCGAGGACTTCCTGTGGTCGGCTGCGGGCCTTTGGCCCGGCCTGACGGCTTCGGAGGGCTCTGACGTGGGTCGCGCCCTCCTTATCCTGAACGGCGCCATGGAGCGTTCACGGGCCGCGCAATGGGTCGCCAAAGCCCCTGCCGGAACCCGCCTGACGTTCCAGGCCCCGAAGCGCACCCTCGATCAGAACTCGAAGATGTGGGCGATGCTCACGGACATTGCGTCCCAGGTCCGCTGGCACGGACAGAAATTGTCCGCCGACGATTTCAAGCTGATCTTTCTTGCCGGCCTCAAGTCCGAGCTGCGGATTGTCCCTAACCTGAACGGGGATGGTTTCGTTCAGCTTGGCCGCTCCTCCTCCGATCTGAGCCGGGAGGAAATGAGCGACCTGATCGAACTGATCAGCGAGTGGGGCGCGCGCAACGGTATCGAGTTTCATGATGGCGAGGGAAAGGGTGCAGCCGAAAAAGCGGCCCTGACCGCCGCATGACAGACCTGATCCCCACCCGCCGCGAACTGGCCGACATAGCCCGACGCCGCCACGTCAAGGAGGCCCGGCAGAAGGCTAAGGCCGCGCGTCCGGTGTCCCCGAAGGCGTCACGCGGGAGAGAGCGCAACAACGCCTATCTGGCGTGGCTCCGTCGTCAGCCGTGCGTCGCGAGACACATGGGCGGATGCGATGGGCCGACCGAGGCGGCGCATATTCGGACGCCGTCACCGGAGCGCGGGAAGCCGCTCACCGGGATGCAAGTCAAACCCGATGACAAATGGGCAACGCCCCTCTGCCGGATTCACCATGCCGCCCAGCACTCAATGAACGAGTTGGCTTGGTGGAATCTCACCGGCCTCAACCCGTTTGAGACAGCCGAGCGCCTGTTCGCAGAGTTCAGCAACCAACGAAAGGACCAACCATGAGCACTCAATCGAACAACACGTCATCAGCGTCGGGCGGGATCGGCTTCTTCGGGCTGCTGACCGTTCTGTTTGTCGGCCTGAAGCTAACACACGTCATCAACTGGTCGTGGTGGTGGGTCCTCGCGCCGATGTGGGGATCTGATCCTGCTGGTGATTTTCGTGATTTACGTTGGCAATGCCGTCCGTCGATGACCCGCCCACCCGTGGCGCTGGAGGAGCCGAAATGACCACTGAGCAATTTACCATTCGCAAGCGTCCGGGTTGGGGCGCGGATATCACCGTCACCATTGAGTGTGACCCGCTGCCGTCTATGGGCGTCAAGCTGGGGCTTGCGGTGAGGGTTGGCTATTCAAGCGGGGCCGACCTGCGCGGGGCCAACCTGGGCGGGGCCTACCTGGGCGGGGCCTACCTGCGCGGGGCCTACCTGAGCGGGGCCTACCTGCGCGGGGCCAACCTGGGCGGGGTCGACCTGAGCGGGGCCAACCTGCGCGGGGCCAACCTGCGCGGGGCCTACCTGGGCGGGGCCTACCTGGGCGGGGCCTACCTGCGCGGGGCCAACCTGCGCGGGGCCTAC